CCCATGGCTTTGCCGTAATAGTCCTGAAGCGCCTGGTTCGCGCCGGTGACGCCGCCCTGAATCGCCTGGTTGGCTCCCGTTACGCCGCCGGCGACGGCCTCGTTGGCCGCCCCCATCGTGTCGGAAATGGCCTGATTCGCCTTATCGTATTGTCCGGAGAGGTCGGTGGTGCCCTGCCGGAGATAATCCTGGAGGTCTTGACGGCCCTGCGCCATGCCGGCATAGCCCGCACCTATAGCCTGATTGGTGGCTTTCTCGAGCGATCCCGCGACATTGATGCCGGTCTGGCCGAGGAGCTTTCCGGCGCGTTTGGCCGCGCCGCCGCCCAGGAAGCCGCTTAAAAGCGATCCGCCTGCCTGGATCAGGCCTGCCGTAAGCATTCCACCTGCTGGCATTTATCGAGTCTCCTTTGCCCAGACCTTATAGCCGAGATCCCGGTATCCCAACTTTTGAAAGATAGCTTCTACCTTCGGCATCCCCGAAAAGCTGTAATAGCCCGTCCCCGGAGTTCGCGCAAAAAGCGCATCCACCGCGGCATGCAATTTGCGCCACAGTCCCGTGCCCCGCTGGTCCTCGCGAATCCATAGCGGTCCCACATGCCAGCACTGTTGCACTGCCCAGAAACCAGCCAGGCCCCGCTCGTCAACTGCGACGATAACCGTAGCCTGATCGGGACACGGCATGTTCCCGCCATCCGCCGTTATCCGGTGCGCCACCTGGTCCCACTCCTGCGGCTGTATCTCGCGAATGGTCACATTATGGGGCGCTCATATCCTGACACCCGGAAAGTGAGCGAGGCGCCGGCCGAGGCGAGCGCCTGAATCGATGCGCCCGCCGTCACCAACACGTGGTTCACCATCTGATACAACTCCGCCGTCTTGCCCGCGGGTACCGATTGCTGCCAGATGATCGCGTTGGTGGGGTCGGGAGTCGCACCCGGCGGCGTCAGATGAATCGTCGCCGTTACCGCGCCCGAAGTCGGGTTGCATAACGTGGCCTGCGTGATGACGGCCTGAACCTTGACACTAGTGGTGTAGTAAACCACTGCGGCAGTGGTGAGCTGAATGCTTGGAACCAATACCTTTTCGACAATCACCCGCGCTCGAGTTTCTCTAGCCGTTCGGCCAGTTCCCGCACCGCATTGATCAGCATGAAGGTGATGGCGTGCGAGTTGAATTGATGGATATCTGTCTTTTCTCCATCGATCTCGCCCTCGACGGTCGAGATACAGTCTGGTAGCAAATACTTATGCGCTGCTGCATCCAGGCCTACGCCTTCCGTCTCGGGCATCATGGCTTTGCCGTTGTAACGGTAGCGGATCGGCTTCACCTGGCGAAGAACCTGGAGGCCGTCAGTATAATCGCGCACGTTGGTTTTAAGCCGGATATCGGAAAAAATCGTCCAGGCATTGGTAGCCGGCTTGGCGGCCGAATCGGTACTGAGTTCCAGTTGATGCGTTGCATAGGGCGCCACCCCAATACCCACGTTGCCTGTGCTGGTCAGGGTCATCCCAATACCACTCATACTCGCCCAGCCGAATTGCAGTGCCCAAATCGTGTTATTACCGCTCACGTCCTGACAGCGGATATCCATGTCGTAATTATTGGCAATGGGTCGCCATAAAACCAGATTTCCAGACCGGATTTCGACGGTTCCCCCCTCTACCGTCAGTCGGTTCGGCACGGAGGTCGTTCCGACGCCGACATTGCCCCCGTTATAGTAGATGGCGCCGCCCGTGCCGGCCACCCAAAAATTGGCGGCGCCAACTGCGGAAAGATTGACCGTGGCCCACGTCGTTCCATTCCAATACCAATAGCTCGAGTCGCTTTGATGATCGAGGCCTCCGTAGCCTGTGCCGGGATTGGCGGGAGCGGTCCCGTTCGTCTTGGTATAGACCGCGTTCGCCGCTACACCGCCGGCGTTATTCTGCAGACCATTCCAAACCGCATCTGTGGCGGCGATATCCTTGGCCGTAACCCCGCCGTTGGGCGCCTGAATGGCATTGGTGGCGGTAGAGTTCGTTAAGAAGCCTGCGTCGGACTGAAGGTATGCCGTGTGCGGCGTATTGGGGTCGGTAACTACCAATGCCGGATAAGCCGCACCGCCGGTTTTTCCGGTCACGGTAGCCACCTGGTTGCTCGAGTCCCAGGTGAAATTAGGGTCTGACGTCACCGTGCCGCCCTGGTTGTAGAGAATCTGTTTATCGCTAGCCGGGTCGGCCAGGATCTCGGACTGCGCGGGCGGTCTCCAGTCGTTCTTGCGCGCCAATACTTCGATGTCGTCTATGTCCCGCACCAGGTCCGCCACCGCGCGCAGGAAGTGCACGAACTCCTGGGTGAGCTTGCCGTCATCGTCCACAACTTGCGACGCCACGGGCACGGCCGGAATATTGTGCGGCTTCTTCAGGATCGGCATTTAATCATTCGACGCGGATGCCTCGAAGTATCCGCTCTGCCAGTTGTGGCGCATAGGCGTCGTCGAGGTCACCCGGAACGTGCGCATCCTCGAGTGCCCCAAACGCCGCCAGTTATAGCGCGCATTGAAATTGCCGACGATGGCCTCGGCCGGCGTTTTGACATGCTGATTCGACCAGGTGTTGCCGCCGTCTTCCGACCACTCGAGCGTAAAGGTGGGGTTGGCGACTTCGCCCGTCTGTACGTCCAGCGTGAACTGGGAGTAGAACATGCGTTTGTTTTCGTTGGCGATATGGGATGCGATTCTCTGCCGGGTAATAGCGGTGCCGGCGTCGTCGTAATAATCCAACGACATCTTGTAAATCTGCCCCGTCTGCCAGTCCCCCACATAATGCTGGCCCCAGACATAACCGTGAAGATAGCCGCGCGTGCGGGTGCCGAAAGGCGTACCCGAGGTACGCAGGTGCCACTGATCCTCGGTCCGGTCGTACACCCAGGTCCGGTTGGCGGTGGGAAACGACAGTACCCAGAACGCATGCCCGCTATCCAGATAAGCGTAGCCCACGGCATCGTCCACTTTGGGATATTTCTGCCAGATCTGCTCAAGCGGAGGCGTCGAGATGCGGGACCACTGGTAGCCCTGGATCAGAATAGCCGCGGGTCCGCCGCGGAAGTCCGTGCCCAATAGCGCGATCCCGTCCGGCAACTTGTCCACGCTATACTGCGCCACGCACCCGACGGCCAGGATCTCGCCCGGTATTCTCTGGAAAGGGAAATCGGCATCGCCCGTGTCGCGCCAGATCTCGAGCGTCTGCTTGCCCAAGATGTACAGATTCGATTGATCCGCGATAATGGCCGCAATGTGGTCGGGATACCCCTCCTTGACCGAAAAGTCCAGAATATTCCAGGTCGAGAAATCGAACAGGGCGCTGATGTTGATCTGCGCCGAATTGGGTTGCGCCACGATCGCATAGCCGTCCAGGTAGGTGCCGGACGACGCCAGTACCGGCCCGCTCGCAACGCTATAGGCTCCCTGAATTGTGCTGGCTATATTTACGCTGGTGAACAGCATGGTATCTGAGAATACCTGCGCTACGACGCCGTAGGTCGTTCCAGCTAGGATAAACGGCTTGTTCAGCATCGACACGTCGAACTTCTGGCCGGCGATCCAGTAAACCACCGTGTTCCCGCCGGAGGAACGCGCGGTGCCGGAAGCCAACGGGAACGTAGGCTGCACGGGTCCGGCCCCGTTGTCGCAATAGAAATTGCCCGCACTCACGATACCGATCTGGTTGCCGTTGGGGAATACCTGTACCGGATTCCCGTCGGTGCCGACAGCGCCGCGGGCATTGTAGGTGGCGCCCTGGAATACCTCGTACAACGTGTCACCCGCCACCGCGAACAGACGGTTCTCGCCGACCCACAGCCCGCGGATGGGCGTCTTGGGCAGGGTGACAAAATTCTGCAGGCCGGGCGTCCCGACCAGTTGCGCTTTGCTCTTACCGGCGCCGGTCTTATCCGTTTCGGGGTATAGGTTGATCGAGGACTGCGCATCGGCCCGCGCGATCTGATTGGGATAACTTTGTCCTATGAATCCGAACTGCATCGAACGCTAATACACCTGCATCACCTGTCCGGTGGATGTTTTGTACAGCCTGCCAACCGCCAGCCCGGCGGCTTTCGCCGTAGGATTATCGGCATAGACCGGCAGAGGCATCAGGGTAACTATTTGGGTCGCCGGAGTGCCTAAATCGAGCAGATGATTGCCAGCACCGTCGAGCATGCTTAATCCGCTGGCCGGGGAACCATTGCCTCCGCTGAAAATCAGCGTGCCATCACTTGCGGTGTTTATTAAGCTCTGACGGCTGGTGCCGCCCGAATCCGTAGACCAGAACTGAATAACTTGCGAGCCCTGATTATTGCCCGTGTTCTTGGGGAAAAGGTCAATGGCAATATTGGTAGCGCCGGTATAAAAACTGAGCCCGGTGTGCCACTTGACGCCAGTAGGCGACCCGTCGCCTAACGGCGCAATCTCGATTCCCTTGGCAATGGTGGGATCAGTCGTCGAATTGAGTCCGATAATCTGCAATCCGGTAATCGAATCCGAACCGCCGCTGAAGACATTGCAATCGATTTCCAGACCGATCAGGCTATGGGCGTGGACGCCCGTCGTGCCTGACGGCGCGAGTTGGTTGGACACGGCGAAATTGGCTCCCCACGCCGTCGCGCCGGCCACCAGGGTATTAGCATAAGCGGAAACCCCCACAGCGGCGGTAGTCATAGAAGAAGTGGTGGATAGTCCCACCAGCCCGCTGGCACCGTCCACCAGGCACCCAGCAGGAGCGTCGATGGCGCCCACTATCGCGTTGGCGCCGAATTGGGACGGGTTCAGGGTGGTGAACGGATAGTTGCCGGAATTGACTTCGAGCACATTGTAAGCCGGCGTCCGTCCGGCCAGCCAGGTGGGACTGGTTCCGCGCATCGCGTTGTCGGACGGGCCGGCACGCAGGAAGGTTTCCGCGCGCCCATCCCCCGCACTGGATTGCCCCAATAAAGTATAAGCTCCGGCGATCGTGGTTCCAGCCAGTTTAAGGAGGGATACGCTGGTTTTTCCGCCCGAGTCCACATTGCTTAACAGGGTCACGTTGGAATTGATCAGCACCGCCCCGCCGGCCGCCGGCAGTGACGCGATCGCTTCCTGGATGCCGCCGGTGGCGGAGGCGACCGTCCAGGTGCCAGAATGCGCATTGGCGCACTGCAGAATCACGGTTCCGCTGGGCGAGCCTGCGACAGCGGTCCCGCCGACAATCTTAGCGGCTTCGGCGGTTCCGGTTCCGCCTGAAACGTAGAGGTAATGATTCACGTCGGTGGCATTCACGCCGGGCGGAACCGGGGCCAGCGTGAATTGGTTGGCGCCCGCGATCAAAGAGCCGCCGGGCGACTGCGGCGTGAAGATGTAATGCGAAGCGATGGTCCATCCGCCTCCGCTAAAATTCGAGCCGTTGGGGCCCAGGAGCTGCTCGATTGCCATCACCTCGGCCGACATGGCGTTGTGATGCCAGGCGTCCACCAATAGACGCACTGGCGCGCCGATGACGTGCGCCGTCGCCGCAGTGCCGTCAAAGCCGCGCTGCCCTACTGTAATGGTCGTGCCGGTGATGCCGGTGATGGTGACGATCTCAAAATCGATGGACAAGAGCTGATTAGCCGCAAACCCGGCACCGGAGGCCACTTTGATCGTCGTATCCGCCGTCCCGATGGGGGTTACCAGTGTGGTCTGGATGCCGTTATTAGCCACCTTGAGATCGGCTGCGGTGGCGACGCGCGTAGGAAATGCCGCAATCGGTGTGCCCATGGATTTATCCTGCCTGCATAGCCGGAATGACCGCGTTCGCCGGCTCTACGGTATTGGGTTTGCCGAGGATGGCCTGGTTCAAGCCCGTGATGCTGGTCTTGGCATCCGCGGCCAAGCTTGCCAACTCCTGCGAGACCGGACGCCCGTATTCCGGCGCCATCTCAAATGCCAGCGCCCACCTGAGAGCGCGGGTGTAGCCCGGCGCCAGATTGACGGTATCGGTTAGCGCATTGAAAGGCTGCAGCGGCTTATAAGACGCAATCTCGACCATGCCGCCATAGGCCGGGATGGGATTAAAAAGCAGAGTCATCAGCGGATATCCGCCGTCGCAATAA